GGGGAGGAAATCTACGAGCGGATCATTGACCCTCGCCTTGGTGCAGCCAAATATCAGGCACAGGACGGCAGCAGCAGCATCATCGAGGACTTGGCTGAGAATGGTATAATTTGTATACCTGCGCCAGGCATCGACATTGAGGACGGCATTCAAGCGTTGATTAGCAAGATGAGCTATGATACAAGCAAGCCGCTAGACAGCGTGAACCGCCCGAAATTCTACGTTACAGACGAGTGCATGAACTTGATTGCCGCGCTGTCTGAATACACTGGCGAGGGCGGCCTCAAGGAGGCTCATAAGGATTTTTGCGATTTGGTACGTTACGCGGCAGTAGCAGGGATAGACCATGTTGATGCATCAAGCCTTTCGGTTACCAAAACTGGAGGAGGAGGTTATTGACACACTAATGGATCAATGCAATCCTTCCTAATGAAGTTTTCACGCGGGGACAAGCGAGGTGACGGAATGATGTTCTGGGCATATGCTGGGAGCGATAGGAGAGAGTGGTGGGTTTCGCCAGCGAAGTTTGCCGAGAAAAAAGCCCACGAAAAACAGAAGTATGAAAGGAGGAAAACCAACCCCCCACCAAGCAAAGCAGATCCTAAAAGGCGAAAGAGGGGGGACGTTTCCGATGATGGCCTTGTGTTTTGGGGTTATCACCCAACAGCGCGTGGAGGTGAAATTTGGTTAAGCAAGGAAAAGTTTTCTAAAAGGAGGCAATGGAAAGCTGACCACAATAAAAAATGGAACTCAGAGAACAAGGCTAGGATGAATTACCTCAAGAGGAGGTGGGACAAAAACAACCCAGAGAAGCTAAGAGCAATTTGGGCCAAACAGCGGTTTTCTCGCCGGTCGCTAAAGAAGAAAAATGGAGGTCGTGTAACCAAGCAAGAGTTAAGCAAACTTATGGAAAAATCTCGCGGGAAGTGCTATTACTGCGGGAGAAGCGGGAAACTTTCATATGACCATGTTGTCCCCCTGAAACTTGGCGGCAGCAACAGTATTGACAATCTGGTTGTGGCCTGCATTAACTGCAACTCACAAAAGCAAGCAAAAGACCCGCTTAGGTATGCAAGGGAAATAGGCAGGCTAATCATTTAACAGCATGACAGAAGAACAATTTAACGACATTTACAACCAGTTTCAGGCTTCAGGAAAGGCCGATGAATATGTTTTTGTAATGACCCACAAGGAACTCAATGATTGGGGTTTTGAGCTTATTGATGGCAAATGGGTAGACACTCAAAAGGAGGAAGCATGAAGTTCGGCAAGAAGAAAACAACCAAGAAAGTTGCCAAGAAGGCAACTAAAGCGAGTAAATCTGACACCCACAAAGAAGCCCCAGAGGAGGTGGATGTTCTAATCATCGGCAACTTCCCTAACGCCATGTGGCTCAAGGGGGTGGACAAAAACGGCAAACAGTATAAGATTCGTGTGCCTAAGCGGTTTAGCAACAGGCTTTTGCACAAGCAGATCAAGGTCGCCCACATTGACGGGGAGCTTGAAGAATACTATAAATGGGAACCATGACTGACGAACAAGCCCAAGATGAGGCCATGATCTATGCCCAGCGTGAGCCGAATGTGGGCGCGTTGCGGGATGCGTATGAAGATAGCTTGCGTGATATTGACGAGTATATGCGGGACTGCCTGCGCTCGTATAATGAACGCCGCAATCGTTGGCCGGGCAAGAGCAGCGACCTTCGCAAGCATGGTGCTAATGCTTTCCCTTGGGAGGGTGCTTCCGACATGGAGGTTAACGTCATTGGCGAGCGGATTGACACTTACGTTTCCCTGCTGGATCAGGCACTAGACCGCAGCCACATCAAGGCATTCCCGACTAGCCAGGCAAGCGTGGCTCGTTCTGCTGTTGTTTCTTCGTTCCTCAAGTGGATGCGTAAGAGCTACATCCCTGACTTCCGCAAGCAGATGGAGTTGGGTGCAAACTACCTTCTGGAGAAGGGCATCATGGTTTCGTATGTGGGCTGGAAGAAGGAACGCCGCACATACAAGCAGACTGTTACCATTGACCAGATTGCCGAGGCATTGCCCGATCTGGCTGATGCGATCATTGGTGGTGACGAGGAGGCTGCTATCGAGATGATTAGCGCAGCCTACCCTGAGATGCTGCCTAAGCGTGTCAAGAAGGCGGTGCGTGACTTGGCCAAGGCTGGCATTGCCGAGGTTAGCATTCCCCGTGACAGCGTTGATTGCCCGGTGGTGCATTCCTGCGCCCCTGATGGTGAGGTGGTGATGCCGTCTTACTGTTACGACCCGCAGCGTGCGCCATACATTTTCTGGCGTGCGTTCTACACCGCGCAGGAACTTGAGAAGAAAGTCACCAACGAAGGTTGGGACGCTAATTGGGTAGCTGATGCAATCTCCAACCTGCGTGGCAAAGACTCCCTTTATTACGATGGCGGTGATGGAAGTCACTACCGCAGCGACCGCACAGGCATGGAGGATGACAATGACCTTGTGATGGTAATCCACGGTTATCAACGCCTCATTGACGAGGAAGATGGTAGCGAGGGTATCTACTGCACAGTGTTCCATCCAGACACCGATGGCTACGCGAAGCATGAACTACTCAACGGTTACGATGATTACCCGTTTGTTGTCACTCGCCTGAGCAACAACCAGAAGCGGATTTACGAAACCCAGACATTCAGCGACATTCTGCGTGGGCCGCAGATGCAGATTAAGACCGAGCGAGACAGCCGCATTGACCGCGCTTCCTTGGCCACCTTGCCGCCCATGATGCACCCTGCTGGCAGACCGCCAGGTGATTGGGGGCCGGGCCGCAAGATTCCATACCGCCGCTTGGGTGAGTTGGAATACGCACCCGTGCCGCCTTACGATCCCGGTAGCGACCGCATTGAGGCGCAGATGGACGCACAGGCTGACCGAGCTGTGGGTCTGGACATGGAGAACCCCGCTTCTGCTGTGCGCCAGCAGTTTATCGTGAACAAGTATCTTGACCACGTTAAGGAGGTTCTGACTTTGGCTTGGAAGTTGTTCCAGCGCATGGGGCCAGACGAGGTGTTCTTCCAAGTTACTGGCAATCCAAACCCGCAGGTTATGACCAAGGGTGATGCTGATGAGAACTTCTCGCTGATGGTGTCCTTTGATACTAGGGAGAATGACCCTGACAACGTGAAGTCTCAGTTGGAAAGCACGGTGTCGTTGATGCAGATTGACCGCAATGGTCGGATTAACCCCGATAAGTTGCTTGAGATTCTGGCATCTGCCATCAATCCGTTCATTGCTGACAGCATCTTGGAGCCTGCCGAAGAATCGCAACAGCGTTTGCTCAAGGACATTACTGACGACTTGGCTAAGATTTACAGCGGCATTGAGGTTCCTGCGCGTCCGAATGGTGCGGAGATTGCGATGCAGGTGATCCAAGGCTACACCCAGCAGCCTGACGTTATGGAGCGTTTGCAGGGTGACGAGGCATTTGCAGCGCGTCTTGAGAAATACGCTGGCCAGTATACCTTCATGATGCAGCAGGCGCAGAACGCACAAATTGGGCGCGTGGGGACTGAAAATGCAAACATATCGGGGATTAACACCCAGAGCATGAAGCAGTGAAACACAAGATCGGAGATGTATGCCCCCAAACCGGCAAAATATTTGCGGGGTATGGCCCAAGTTATAAAAACGGGGAGTGGTGGACATCCCCAAAGACATACAGAAAACGGCTTGAGCGAGAGGCAGAAAGAGCAAGATCAATATACAAGAAAAACCCTGATAAATTTCTAGATAGAAGCAGGGCGTGGAGAAAAACAAAACGGGGCGATGAGTGGTGTAAGGAGTATGATGCTTGCAGAACCCAAATAAAGGCCGAGCAGGCAAGAAAAAGATATAAAGAAAACCAAGAGTATAGAGATAAACTTCTCGAAAAGAGCCGCATATGGCGCAAAAGCAAGCGCGGTCGGGAGTGGGACAGTAAAAGAAAAGGGACGCCAGAGGAGCTTCGCAAAAGAAGGGAGAGGCTCCAGAGGAGGCGGGAGCAGGATAAAGCCTTTGTGATTAAGTCCCGTGTGGTAAAGAGAATAAGGAGGGTTTGTTCAGAAGTGGGAATATCTAGGTCGCAAAGCTTATCAAAATATTGCGGGTGCAACCCCCAAACCTTGCGCTGGTTTATAGAGAACCAGTTCCAGGGTGGGATGTCTTGGGACAACATGGATGAGTGGCATGTTGACCACTTCTTTCCCGTAAGCCTAGCCAAAGACGAGCGCGGGCTGAGACAATATAACCACTTCACAAACCTGCGCCCATCATGGCCTGAGGAGAATCTAAGAAAGGGTGACAAACTGCCCGACATAAGCGAGGTTGTGGAGAGGGACAGGCTTGTAACCAAGCTTATTTCCAGACTTCCGGCCCAGATGGGCGGGGTGCAAACGCAAGGCATGGAACAATAATACTTGCCAAGCCATAGCAACTGTGTAGCGTAATCCTCATGGAAGGCCCTCAGCTAGACCTAGACACCGCAATCAAAGCCTTAGCGCATAGGGATGAATACAAGTATATCCTATGGGTGATTGAGCAAGAGCGCGAAGGTCTTTTCTCTGATCTGCAAAAGGCGAAAGACCCCAACGAGGTGATGAAGATTGCTGGTGGTATCGCTAGGGTCGATCAAATCCTTGACTTACTTTCCCCCCCGGATTAACATACCACCGTTCAGTGTTGGTTTGTTCATAACACCGCCCCGCCTAGGTTTTTGTGTTTTCCCCTAGGCGGGGCATTTTTGTGTGCGCTTGACAAATCCTTAGTAAGCTGCTTAGGTAAGTCATATTCGCTACCGCCGAGCGTTAAACGTGCGTCCTAAGATATGCAAGCAACAGACAACCCTATCGCTGAAGGGGATAAAGACAGCGTAGAAAACCTGACTCAAGACGGTCTTATGGAGCGTTTGATGCAGGGGCCGCAGGAGGAACCCGAAGCCCAAGCCGAGGAAGTCGAGCCGGAAGCTGAGGAAGCAGTGGAGCCTGAGGAGGTGTCAGAGGAATCTGAGCCTGTTGAGGAGGAAGCTGAATCTGATGCCGAAGTCGAGGACTACGAGGAAGAAGCCGAGGAGGAATCCGCAGACATAGACCTACTCAGTCTGTCAGCCGAGGAGATTCAGGAACTTGCCAAGAAGGGTAAGAGCCGCCTATTGAGTCGAATCGGGGAACTGACTGCACGGGCTAAGAGTGCCGAAGATCAACTTGAGGAACTCAAAGCCAGCAGGCCGCAACGGGAAATCCCGCAAGAGCAGAATCCGTTTAAGGACTTGGTTTCGTTTGACGACATCAAGACCAAATACGAGGAGCTTGAGCAGACCCTAGAGTGGACAGACACGCTACTTGAGGAACACGAGGACTACTCCAATGACGATGTAATCGAAGTTGGCAACCAAGAGTTCACCAAGCGGCAGCTAAAGCAAGCGCAGAAAAACGCGAGGGACGGGATTAACAAATTCCTACCAGCCCAAGCGCAGCACTTGAAGAAGCAGGAGCAGGTTAGCAGCCAAGCACAGCTTTGGGCAGAACAAGCTAGGAAAGAAGTTCCTGAGATCCAGGACGAAGAATCCGAGATTGGTAAAGCCTACAAGGGATTGGTTGACAGCCCCAACATGAAGAAACTCAAAGACGTTCTATCCAAGCACGCACCTGAGTTGGGAGTAGACATCGAATACATTCTGGCGCACGCCGTCAGATCGAAAGTTGGTGAAGCCAAACCCAAAGTGCAGAAAGGCGCAGGGAAGAAGTTGAAGGTGAGTCCACCCGCTTCCCCTGTTGGAGCCGGAGCCGCACGGCAAGGTCAGGCAAACAACTCGAAAGTAGACGCTCTCTACAAACGATTCCAGGAAACTGGAAGTCCAGACGATCTAGTTGCTTATCAAGTGGCAAAAGCCACCCAATCCTAACCTACTAATACAATGGCAATCAGCAATACTTATAGCCCCAGTGCTCCTACCGGCACTACCACGACTGGTTCGGCAGTAGGCAACCGTGAGGATCTTAGTGACATCCTTACCATTCTTGCTCCCGAAGAAGCCCCCGTTACCTCCCTTTGTGCTAAGGGTGCAGCTCAATCGACTTTCCACGAGTGGACTGTTGACGAGCTTGCTACTCCTGATGCTTCCGGCATCAACGAAGGTAGTGACGTGACCTCGTTCACCGACAAGTTCGCTTCCCGCGCTCGTCTCGGCAACTACATTCAGAAGTTCCGCCGCGACTACCTTGTGTCTGACCTGCAAGAAGCTGTCAGCTCCGTTGGCCCTGCCAATGTTGCTCAAGCTAAAGCTAAGGCCATGCGCGAGATCAAGCGTGACGTTGAGCTGGCGATTTGCTCCAACAACGACCGTCAGGCCGAAGATGGTGTGAACCCCTACAAGCTGCGTGGACTTGGTGACTGGATCGACTCCGCTGGCCCCAGCGATGTCCCCGCCGCCTACCGCACCCCTGCTGCTTCGATTGAGTCCAGCGCACTCACTGAGAGTGATCTGAACGACATCCTTGGTAGCATCTACACCGAGACTGGTGAAATGGGCAACCTTACCTGTGTGGCCAACGTGGCTCTCCGCAAGGTTATCGCCAACTTCACCCGTGCTGAAGGAACCACTAGTCAGACCGCTTACCAGATCAACGAGGACGCAGGTGCCAAGAAGATCACCCTGAGCGTGTCTCTGTTTGAGTCCGACTTCGGTGTTGTTAAAATCGTGAATGCTAACCCCGTGTGTATGCCTGGTGCATCCACCAACGAGGCTTACATTCTTGATCCGAAATACCTCGGCATCGGCACACTTATCCCGATGGGTAGCACCGACCTTGAGAACCAAGGTGGTGGTGAGCGTGGTTACGTTGACTGCGCCCTTACCCTCGCTTGTAAGTCGCCCCTCGCCCACGGTAAGGTTGCATACTAATCCTAACTAGAAAGAATCATTACCATGAGCGTTTCTAAAATTGTTAATAACGAGTCGGTTGAAGATGTTTACATCTACGTGGCTGATTGGGAGCACATTGCTGCCAACGCTACTTCGGCCAACCAAGTTACCATCGGTCAGGTTCCTGCTGGTGGCGGTGTTAAGCAAGTGGTGGTTTACGAAGCTACGCCTCTGGCCGGTGCTTCCGACATCACCCTTGACGTTGGCACTACCGCTGGTGACCCCGATGAGTTCATTGATGCCCTTGACGTTGATGCCATGAGCGCACCTGTGTATAACACTGGTGATCTGTTTGAGGCTGCCAACGCAGGTGGTATTGACCTTGTTGGTTTGACCAACACCGCCACTGACATTGTGGCTGAGTGGAACGGCACGGTTGCCTCCCTTACCGCTGGTAAGGTTGTGGTTGCTGTGACTGTGGTCAACCCCGGCAAGTTCGCCTAATTGAGCTAGAACCTTAGGGTGGGGGGTCTGTGTGACCCCTCACCCATTCTTGCTATGAAGATACTGGAATCACAGGAGTCGTTGAACGCCGCTGTAATCCGTGAGATTATGACGGGTGAGCAGTTGAAGAACCAGCTTGAGGCTGCGCGTGAGGCTAATTCTGCGCGTATTGCACAGGACTACAAAGGCAAGAAGTCCAAGGGTGGGCTGATGCACTTGGCTGAGATTCCCCAGCGTGAGTTCTTTAAGTTGACTCAATGGCTTGGTGACGGTTGGTGGAATGACCGGGCAACCCTGCGTCATATTCAAAAGACGCATCCTCACTTGTTTTCCCATAAGGCATGAGTGACTGCCAACTAGCTTGTCGTGTCAGAATAAATAAGCTATAAACCATTCGTGCAGACCAAGAATTACACCACTGATTTACTGCCACTCATTAAGGCTTTATGCGGTATTGAGTTTGCATTGACTGAGACACCGCGCATCAAGGCGTTGATTAACAGCCGTGCGAAGCGTGCTTATCGAGCTACGAATTACTGGCCGCGTTTCTTGGTGGTGGGTGAGGCTCGCACAGTGACCAATGGTGTGGTTCCATTTACGCAGGCTGGTTTGGATTCTATTGACACCTACTTGCAGGTTCACAGGACGCAGCCGTTTCAGACCGCCTCGGCACAGTTGATTGAGTTCTACGTCCAGAATGGTGGTGCTACTTTGATTGACGGCAATCTTAACCTTTCTTCTGCATACGTCACCTACAAGAAGCAATGGACTGATGTCTATGGTGACGGGTCATCTGGAACCGTGGTGAACGTCCCTGACGAGTGGTTTGAATACCTGGCGCACGGAGCAACCGCTGACTGGTTGCGAGCTGAGGGGCAGCATGACAAGGCTGCGGTGGAAGATGCCTTTGCCAAGGACAAGCTGGATGACGAGCTTATCCGTATTTCCGATATGCACACGATCAATTCTGTGGCTAACCGGATTCACACGAACTCCAATATGCAACCCCGTTGGTAATGCAACTATCTCTTTCTTTAGCTCTTGGTGCGCCAATCGGCGGCAACGCATTGACTTTGGCGACAAATTCCAATTATTATCGCCCAGCCAGCACCGCCACATATACTCGCCCTGACGGGTCATCGTATTACTTTAGACCATAACCACACAAAACCATGCCAGATATTACAGTAGATGCCCACGTTGACTCGTTCATGGCGAATGCTATGAGCGCAAGCAACAAAACCACGCTAAAATCCCGCCTAGAGGCTGAGGATGCTGGAATAGCTCGCTCTACAACCTTTGTGAACGGGCAGAACTTTACAGGTGAAACTTTGCAAATATATGGGGATATACCTTATGGTTGGCAAAGTTTTAATGGCGGAGCTGTTGGTTTAGTAATCGGAACTTCATGCGTAAACATTGGAGATTACGCCTTTGAGTTTTCTAATATCAGTGGAACTGTAGTCATACCTAAATCAGTTTTGAATATAGGTGAAGGATCTTTTGGTAGCTGTATTAGCTTGACCGAAGTTGTGCTACAAGAGCCGCTGGAAACCATTGGTAATTATTGTTTTGCGGGAAGCGGTTTGACAGGGACTTTGGTTATCCCACCTTCAGTAACCTCTATTGGAGTAGGGGCTTTTTTTTACTGCACTGCTCTTACTGCTGTGGACTGTTACGTCACCAGAGACATTATGAATGTTCCCTTTGCTCTTGATGGCACGGGCGTAACCACCATTGCTGCTAGAGCATCAGATAGCACTTGGACGGCTGGTGCGGATACTATCGGCGGCAAAGCCGTAACCGTAGTGAAGAACCTTTAACATTAAACTTTTATTCCTATGAAATACGCAATCGTTGGCCCTCGCGGTCGAATCTTCCAAGTCCTTGATACCCCCACCGATAACGCAGTAGAAATTACTGACGAACAGACGGCTACGTTTAACTCCAGCGAATTGCCTGTGTTTCTCGTTGATGGCGAGCTTAAAACGCTAGAGGAAGTAAAGCTGGAAGCTATGTCTCCAGAAAAACGCGCAGCCTACGAAGCCGCGCAAAACGCAGTCCCTCAAGAAATCGCCAACTGGCGAGCAAGAGCCGTGCTGGAAGTCGAAGGGCTGTTGCCTCAGGTTGACACGCTTGTTGATGCTCTGACTGGGCCAGAAGGCGTTGCAGTCAAAGCCGCATGGCAGAACGGCGCAAGCCTGACTCGCAACGGAGCTACTGTTCAAGCCATTGCAGCACAACTTGGCCTTACTGACGAGCAAGTAGACAACCTGTTCCGCAAGGGCGCATCTTTGACAGTCTAATCACATGATTGTCTGGTAAAGAAAGGTTGTTCGACCATCCAATTACTGCTCCATGCCTGAGTTTATCAAACGAGAGTTTCAGAACCACCCGCTTGGGACAGTTCTCGTCTGCTTGACGTGTCTCAGCGTGTTCTTCGGTGGCGTGACTTTTGTTTACTCGCAGGGTGGCAAAGACCAAAACATCATGCGCGACATCAGCGACATTGCCAAGGAGGTCAAAACCCATACAGCCAACTTAGACATCCACCCAAGCTACAAGGACTTGAGTAAGGACTTTGTAACCCGCCCGGAGATTGAGCGCATTGATAAGCAGCTCAAGGAGATGCAAGACAGCCAAATTCGGCAAGAGTCTTTGAGTATTGAAATACTCAAGCGGCTCCCCCAGCGGTGATTATTATGAACACCCCGAAGATACTCCTATTCAAAGGCAATAGCTTGATCTCTAAGCTAATCCGCTGGCAGACCAATGGGAACTATTCTCATGCTGCCATCCAGCTCCCCAACGGGCGCATCATTGAAGCCTGGCACAAGCCAGCCAAGGTGCGGCTACGTGGGCCGCTCCAAGACTGGAGCAATGTGGAGGCATTCGATGTCCACGGCATGACAGCCGAGCATTGGGAGAAGGCAATCGCATGGGCTGAGAAACAAATCGGCAAGAAATACGACTTTGGTGGGGTGTTCCGCTTTGTCACCCGCTGGCGCAAGCAGCAAGATGAGAAGTGGTTTTGCTCTGAGCTAGTGTATCAGGCCGTTCTTGAGGCTGGAGTGCCCCTTCTGGCGCGTGTAAGCTCATCGCAGGTATCTCCTACCGTCCTGTCGTTCTCTCCGCTCCTGCGCCAATCTGAGCCAATTAAGTGAGATTACGCAAATCCATAGACCTAAAGGTAAGCAAACCCGCTGTCATCTTTGGGCTTGCAATCGCTGGCGCAATAGCGATTATTGCGATAAGGAGAACAATATGAGCATATGGGACTGGTTGAGACGAGACAAGGCCGACAAGGACGTGCCGCGCAAGGGTGAGACTTTCGAGCAATACATTGACAGGCAGGGGTTTTACTACTTCACAGGCGCGGAGCTTGCGCGATACTTTAAGCGCAAGCGCGGCGACACCCAGAACGATTACCCGTCTAAGATATTGTGGAAGAACTTCCTGCCGACCCTCAAACTCGTTGACGACCTGCGGCATACACTCGGATGCCCGGTGAGGATCACAAGCCACTATCGCAGCCCAGCCTACAACAAGGCGGTTGGCGGTGCATCACTGAGCCAGCACAAGGCATTCCGAGCCGCTGACGTGCAAGCTGACGGCGCAACCCCGCATGAGGTCTACAAGATTCTCAAGCTCTGGCGCGACCAAGGCAGGTTCCAAGGCGGTTTGGGCTTGTATTCTACCTTCGTTCATGTAGACACAAGGGGAGAAAACGCCGATTGGTAATATGAGCGCGAAGAAAAAGACCGCAAAGCGGAAGATTGAAGTGGGGTTCTCCATCAAGGAGAGGCAATGGAACAAGCCACAGGCTGCTTGCCTTGAGGCGGTGAAAGCCATTGGTCAGCTAGCCAAGGAGATGAAAGAGGATGGCAAAACTCTGAAAGCCGTGGATGTCCGAATGAATATTCGCTTGGACGTGCCGGGATCAGAGTTCCAGGTAAGAGTTACCGAGGCTTAATCTTTCGATTTGGTCTGGTAGTGCCAAGCATTACTATCCTCTGTTGCCCACTTCTCATGGGCCTCGCAGTTCCACTCGTCCAAGTTTACCTTGTATTCGGGCTTGTCGGGGAAAGGCTTGGTCACATGGCTAGGCTCATACCAGCGCAGCCTGTTGTTGGGCTGGATGGCAAACTCGCCGTTATCGAGCGCAATGAAGTGCGATGACTTATGCTCACTAGGATGTATCGCCAGTGATAGGTCTGCCCCGTTGGTGTAGTCTGGCCCCCATTGCATCGTCCACAGGTAGATGCCACTAGCCCATTGGCCTGACTTCAGCAGAACGTCTACACGCAGACCAGAAAGGTAGTTGATCTCCACGATGGAGAAGTTGGCCGAGAAGCAGTTCCATAGCTGGAGGTGATGGAACGGATGCTCATGCTCATGCTCGAAATCATGCAGGGCATGAATGGGTAGCTTGTCCCTAAGCGCACCATTCTCTAGTAGAACCTGGAACAGAGCCGCTGATCCAGTCACGGCCCTCACCGAGACGGCCACACCCTTCTCATACTGTCCCTCATCCTCTGGGTTGTAGGTCATAAACTCCTTACGCACCAAGCAATGCAATGGCGGTATGGATGTTTCGTGTAAAGGCATGGGGATGATTACTTACGTTTGCGACCGCTTGCGGTAGTAGACCATTGAACACGAGCTGGCCCAGTCTTTTTGCGTGCTTCTTTCTTGGTGATCTTGGATGCCACAGCCTTGGGTCTACAAGCAGGATATGGCCGCTTGCTTTTCCCTTTAGCTGACTTGCGTCCACAGGATTCACCTGTTTTCACGTCCACCCATTTCTCACCGAACCACTTACCTAGTCCACCGCGTCTCTTTGATTTCGCAGCCATTACTTCTTAACTTTGTTGTTCCCGCCAGACCATCTGCCACCCTTGGCTTTGTATTGCTTCGCAGCCCAAGCGTTAGCGTAGGCTGACGGGTAGACTTTGAACTTACTCTTGGCTTGTGATTTCATCCTCGACCAAAGCGCGGGGTTTGATGGCTTAGTTTTGGACTGAGATGCTTTCTTGGCTGGCATATCTAATAGTGGTTAAAGTGGTGTGGTATCACCATTTGGTTTTGTCGGCCCAGTAGGCTGCTGACATCTTGCCCTTGCTAATGTTCTTAGCGTGGCGTGCCTTGAAGGACTTACGCCGCGCCTTCTCTGCCGGGGTGGACGGAGACTTGCCAGCCCCACGGACTCCTTGCTGCCCGAAGCGGATCGTCTTAACCTTGTTGCCTTCCTTGGCTACGACCACATGGGACTTGGTGGGGTGACTTGGGGTGCGCTTGGGTTTGTTGACTCCAGAGACACCAGCACGTTTAACTGCTGATGCTGCTTTGCTTGCTGCTTTCTTAGCCATAATTCTAGTCTAACTGGTGGTTGCTGCTTTGGCAAGTTGCGCCCTATGCCTGTTTGTAGATATTACCCTGCTTGCCGTTGACCCTGCCCTTACGCATGGTCAATGCGCCAGATTCTACCATCTTGGCCAGTTGCTTGGTCGCACCAGGGATGCTGATGGCGGTTTCGTGCTTGCGTTTGTAGCCCTCAAGGTAGTCGTAGAGCGTGAACTCATCGCCCTTGGGTGGGCCCTCATCGGGCATCTCTGCTAGTAGCTTGTCGATTGCTGATAGTGGGTCGTTCATTGGTTTGTTGGTTTAGATTACGCCAAGTGGGGAAACCCACACTCCGTTCTGCTTGATGACGTGCCACATCTGCCAGTCACCAGTCTTGCTATTGATTAGCCCGTAGCCGAAGCTGTTGCGCCATGCCAACTTGGCTGGCGTGTGGTTGGCGTAGCTCATCTTATCCAGGTCTGCCAGCGTGCCGATGGTGTACGCCCTGCCGCCGTCAACGTGACGTGCCTCGTAGCCATCCGGCTTGTGAACGTGGGCTGTGATACAATCACCCCAGTTCTCAAAGTGTGCCTTGGCAGGATACGCTGTCGAGCGATAGCCGTGGAGCAGCTTGGGGCCACCACAAGGGAACTTGAGCCACTCGGTAACTGCGCTCGGTGTCCACGTAATCCTGCGCTTGCGTAGGTCATCTTCGATCTTGCCGCAGAATTGGTATGCCATGTCTGCCAGCACCCCGTTGGACGATTCATTAGCCACCCGCCAGATGCGGTGGTCGTGGTTGCCAAGCGTGAGGATTTGAGGCTGATACCAGTCGAGCAATGCAATGCCAGCCTGGTAGTCTGCGGTAATCCCTTCCATGCGTTCCTCTGGAGATGCGCCCTTGCGAATGCCAGCGAAATCCCAAATATCGCCTAGATGTGCGCGATGCTTAGGTTTCCACTCAGTCATGAAGCGTTTGGCTGCCGCCTCGGCATCCTTGTCGATGTGCGAGCCGTGACTACACCCTAAAGTCTGAAACTTTTCCCATGCCATATTTTTATATTCCTAGTTGGTATTGTGGTTCTGTTATTTTGTTGCTCTTTGATATATTTTCCTCGGCAAACATTGGTCTAAGGTTTGTAAAGTGCCAGCATCTTTTAACATGGTCTGGGTTACCGTGGTCAAACGAGCTAATCGGCATGATGTGGTCTATGTGCCAAACACTACCATAGTTGTCCCACGTCATCCCATCAGCCATTTTTGACTCAAGGTGTTTGGCTAGGTCATCCACCCCACAACCGATAAAACTTATTGTTCTGCCGCCCTTGCCCGATCCTCGCTTTGACAGGAGAGACCTCAGCTTCCTGCCAAGGTTTGATGCCATCCTGTATTTAGGACACTCCCTTTTCTCTGCCTCCAACTCTGCGCGCCTCTTTTTGTTTTTTGATCGCCACTCAGAAACCCTTTTTTTGTGTTTGTCTGGATCTTCCCAGTATTTTCTTTTGTTCTTTGCTTTGACTTTCTCTGGGTTTCTCTCTGCCCAGGCCCTCCCATAACCAAGGATTTTTTCTTTGTTCCTTGCTTTGTATTCATCATACCACCATTGGTTTCCGTTCTTCCACCTTTTGGCCGACTCGTTTGACACTCGCCGCGCATGGTCTAGCCATGCCTGCTGTCTCTCAATGTCCCATAAATCAAAAGACTTTGGCTTTCTTTTCGCTAGATATGGTGGTAAATTAACGCTCATTAGCCCCGTTGTTAGTGGTTTGTGAATAACTATGCAAGATTTATTTACCCCGAAAGCTAGGCCAGTTGAAGTGATAGCCCTTACCGCACTCGCGGATTCTATCAAGAACCGGCTCAGGCAGCAATTTGGCTAGTGCCTTGCGGTCTAGGTTGGTGATAAGAATGGTCGGCAGCTCCCTGCGGTATCTGTCATCCACCACCTGCTTGATCTTGCGCTGTCCGAAGTCGGTGGCGATGCAGTTGTCTATCTCGTC